CTGTGGTGCGAATCTTCCGGGAAACTCCAGGGGACGCCCTTGTTGCGGTGTTCCAAGCTGGGGGTCCTCTTCCAATTCCTGGACTCAACAACAACTTCCGGCAGAGCCTGTACTACAACCAAGAAACTAATGAGAATGTAGCCAACGCTGTTGCTGGTCAGATACCGAATGGCACCATTACTGATGAAGAAGTAAATGCTGCTGCTAATATCAATGCCACCAAGCTAGCCTTCACCCAAAGTGGCACAGGTGCGGTTACCAGGACCATTGATTCCAAACTTAAGGACATTTTCAACGTCAAAGACTTTGGGGCCAAAGGCGACAACAGTACCGATGACACCGCCGCCATCCAAGCATGTATCAATGCAGCAGAAGCCGCCTATCGGGGAGTTGTTCTCTTTCCCCGTGGCTTGTATCGAATCAGCGCATCTCTACAGCTGCCAAGTTTCGTTACCCTCCGCGGAGAAACGAAGGAAGGCTGCTGGATCACCAACCAGGGTGCGCCGCTTAATGTGCCACATGTGGTCAACAAATACCCTGACGCTTTACTCTTTGCAGCGATTGAAGACTTGTCGTTTCTGTACGGCACCTACGGGGTTAAGATTGATGTAACCGCAGAGGTAGCGGGCCTTAGGTTTCAAAATGTCGAATTTTTTAGCCACACCGAAGCTAGTTTCTATTGCAACAAGCTGCTGCAAACAAGTACATTTACTAACGTCAACTTCAGCACTAGCAAGTATGGGTTAAGGGTTCCTGCGTTTACATCCAATGCGAACACGTTCGTAAATTGTGGATTCCTCGTCAATACCGAAGCCTGTGTTGATCTTTACATTTCGGAAGTAAACAACTTCATCAGCTGTAGGTTCGAGGGTGGTGGCGTGGCTGGTAAGCCTACAATCAAGGTTTTCCAAGCCAAAGCCCTAAACTTTACTGGTTGCTACTTTGAGGCAACTAATAGAATCCTGCTCCAGGAAACGGGCTCCTTCAACTCTGTCAGATTTGAGGGTAACCACTTCACCGGATCAGGTGGAGGCCCTGGTTGGCAGCCCTACACCTTTACAAGTGATGGCGTAGTTGAGTTTGGTGGCAACAGGTGGGGAGAGGTGCCAAGTGACGGCCCCGCAAAGATGCTTGTCACTGGCATTAATAACTCCATCGCTGACCCTACAAAGATGTTGGGCAGCAAGGACAGCACTATCTACCTGACTGCCACTAGGTCTGCGTACAACATCGTGTCACCAGTAATTCCGTGTCCAAACCTTACAAGGAACTTGATAGGAATTACCAAACTGGTAACTGACGGAGCACTCACCAACCTTAACATGCTCACGGGCATTCTGACAACGAACCTTTATGCGATAGAAGCTGGCGGCTTTCCTAATAGTCATACTGGCATCTACCGTTTAGTTTTTCAATCCGTTGGAGTTGGTGTTATTGATGTCAGCATTACCACCATTAGCTCAACTTCATTAGTTGGTGGAGTAAGTGCCACACTTGCCTCTGGTTATACTAACACTAGCGCCACAGTAGCAATAACGTTTGCAGGCGTTACACCAGCTACGCAAATCTCATCTGCGTTCCAATGGAGCTTTGAGTGTCTTAACACTGGCACCACCCGTAATGACATTATGATTCCAGCAATCGTCTAAAACAGCTGTGGCTATTCAAGACTCTGCCTGAGTTTGAAGGCGCCAAAGACGTCTAACCATCCTCTGTTTCCTGCTAACTCATGTCCCTTAAATCTCTCGTCGGCGTCCCTTCCGACACTCCTGTCCAAACCGTCAGCATCCCCCTGCCCACCGACGGTACGGGTCTGGTTCTCCTGATTGCATTCGCTGTTGGGGAAATCCTCCCATTCCTAGGCGGGCGATTCAAGAAGTTCAACGGCATCACCCAGGGCCTTCTGCGCCTGCTCTCCCTGGCCAAACCCTTCCGTAGGGAAGATGAGGCCGTGGCCCAGTTGAAGGCTGAGCTGGAAGCCATCAAGAAGACCTTCGATCGTCAGGGTCTGCGATGACTGACATCCTCTGGAAGGTGCCTCAATACTTTCTCCAGGGGGATTCAGTCACCCGCCACGGAAGCCGGATGTGCCGCGCCAGCACCTGCGCGATGGCCATCAAGTTTCTGCGACCCGAATCCCTCAAGGGTGCTAACGCCGACGATTTCTACCTGAAGACGGTCCTGAAGTACGGCGACACCATCTACCCAGCCCCCCACGAGAAGGCCTGCCTCGAATACGGGGTCAAGGCCACAAACTACACCAACGGTACCTTCACAGCCCTGCTGGAGGCCTTACAGAGGGGTCCGGTAGGTGTGGGCTTCCTACACCACGGACCTGTCACAGCCCCCCGTGGAGGGGGCCACTGGGTCCTTCTGATCGGAGCCACCGAAACCCACGGCATCTTCCACGATCCCTACGGGGAGCTGGACAACGTCAACGGCGGCTACGCCCAGATCGGCTCAGGAGGCAAGGCCGTCCGCTACAGCTGGAAGAACTTTCTGCCCAGGTGGGCCAGCCCTTCCATTGGTCCTGGGTTCTATACCACCTTCGAGCTGGTCGAGGCTGATAAAGCCCCCGATGCACCTAAAGCTGAGTCTCCGCTGCCAATCTCAGCTGCAACCCTTGCTCACATCTGGGGATGCCGGCCTGATCAGATCAGACCCTCGGAGATCTCCGAGCTAAATGCCGGGATGACCAAGTTTGGCATCACCTCCAAGGCCAACGTGCGTCACTTCCTGGCCCAGACCGCTCACGAGAGTGGCGGAGGCCGCTGGATGGAGGAGCTGGCCTCCGGGACGGCCTATGAGGGACGTACAGACCTCGGAAACGTCCAACCTGGGGACGGTGTCAAGTTCAAAGGGGCTGGCTACCTCCAGGTGACGGGTCGAGACAACTACGCCCGCCTTGCCAAGGCCCTGAATGCCCCCAAAATCCTCCAACTGGGCTGCCCGTACGTTGCCGAGACGTACCCAGTGACCTCGGCAGCCTGGTGGTGGAAGGAGGTAGGCAAGCTCATTGCCCTCTGCGACGCTGGATCCACCGTCAAGAACGTCACCCTGGTGGTCAATGGCGGCTCCAACGGTCTCCGTGAGCGGGAGGCACTCTATCGCAAGACCCTCGACGTAATCTGAACCATGGCAAAGGCCACCGAAAAGGACTTTAACGTTCTTCATGGGCTCCTCACCACTGAGCTCACCAACCGAATCAACAAGGGCGCTGCTTGTTCCACCGCAGACCTCAGGACAGCCGTAGACTGGCTGGCCAAAAACAACATCACCGGGGTCGTTGCCCAGGGCAGCCCCCTGCACTCCCTCATGGAAGGCCTGACTGAGGCCGATCAGGAGTTTGTGGAAGGCCTGGTCCAATGAACGAGCAGCTCCGGGGCGCCATCCTTGCCGCCATTGCGTCGGTGATGGGGTGGCTTGCCATTACATCGGTTGGACTTCTCATTCAGGTGTCCACCCTCCAGGCCACCACCACCGCCCTGAAGGAGTCGCAGCAGCAGAACTCCGAGCGAGATCATCGCCTGGAGGACAAACTACGAGACGAGCTTAACGAGCTTCGAAGCCTTATCGAGGAGTTTTATGGCCGCAAGTAAATCTGCAAAGTATTACGCTAAGAACCCAAAAGCCGCAGCCAAGAAAGCAGCCTACCAGCGAGTCCTCAACAAGAAACCGGCTGTAAAGGCAGCCTCTGAGGAACGCTGGGCAGAGCGCAAGCGGCGAGGGATTGCTGGGAAAGGCGGAAAGGATCTTAGCCACCGTACGGACGGGAAGATGGTCCTCGAGTCGCCGGCAAAGAATCGAGCCAGGAATGGGCATGGTGATAACGCGGTACGCAAGCCTATCAAACGGAAACGCTAAACCACCTCATGCCAAGTTTGACCCCCGGACCACCTTCTCCAGGATCTCCAGGCCATGACCAGCTCCGAAGCGAAACGCCTGTGGCGCGAATCCATTAAGGCTCACTACAACCACAGATGTGTCTACTGTGGGTCTCCCGACAATCTTACGCTCGATCATGTTAAGGCCAAGGTTAACGGTGGGCAAGATGTTGCCTCCAACCTCGTAGCCGCCTGTGTGTCGTGCAACCGAAGCAAGGGTTCGAGAGACGTCCTCGACTGGTTCCTGAGCCAGCCCTTCTTCCACCCGTCCATCCTGCAAAGTCTACCCCTATGACTGCGGTCGTCATCCAAAACCCTAACCGTTTGGGGTACATCAAACGAGACAAAAAACGATACACCCTTTTGAGAGAAAGGCGAAGATACCCAGCGTTGTGGGCCAAAGCTGGAGCAGTGCCATCACTGGACCTGCGCTTTGCTGACGACAAGAGCCTGATCGACGCGGTCACTGGGCAGCAGTTGGTCACGCACACCCGCGTCGGCTCTGGCACGTTTACGGATAGTGCTGGGACGCTGCAGACGGCAGCCACTAATGTGCCTAGGTTCGACCACAACCCCACGACCGGCGAGAGCCTGGGGCTGTTGGTGGAGGAGGCGAGGACTAATTTACTGCTGAACAGCGGCACCCTGTCAACTCAGAGCGCCACTGTTACCGCTGTCGCCCATACGCTGCATTTCACCGGCACCGGCACAATCACGCTGACAGGCGCCAGCACTGCCGGCCCGCTGGTTGGCACCGGCACTGGCGAGGCTAACCGGGTCAGCCTGACGTTTACCCCAACCGCAGGCAGCCTGGCGCTGACAGTGAGCGGCACTGTTACTAATGCCCAGCTAGAGGCCGGAGCGTTTCGGACCTCCTACATCGCCACCGCCGGAGCCACTGCCACCCGCGCCGCAGATGTGGTCATCATCACGGGCAGTGCGTTTAGTTCGTGGTATCGGCAGGATGAGGGCAGTTTCTTTGTGAGCCACGATGCAAGGCAAGTTTTACTGGTCGCTAATAACAATTCATTTAACGAACGCCAACCCCAAATGGGACTAGGCGCAACCTTAGTACACGATTTTTACAACATTACGGGTGGTGTTATTCAGGCAAACAACACTGGTCTAACGCATATTATTGGGACTACCAGCAGGGCTGCTTACACATATAAAACGAATGACTTTATTGGTGCAGTAAATGGGTCGCTAACGGCATCTGACACTTCTGGATTAGTAAGTTCATCAGCAAGCCAGCTAAATATTGGCGCCTTTCAGGGTGGAGGAAGTGGTGCTTGTGGAACCTTAAGGCGTATTTGCTTCTGGCCCCAACGCCTTCCCAACTCCACGCTGCAATCCATAACCCAGTAACACCATGCCAACCCCCGACTACAAAACCCTCGCCTTACGCCTTTACGCTCACGCCCAGTAACCAGGTGTTTGCCTAGTAATTTTTTTCCTTTTCTCATTTCCTCTTAAACCCATGTCTACTCTTCCTGCAGGCGAATCCGCCTACGGTGCCTTTCCTAGCACCACTGTGGCTGCCGCCAGCCGTACCACAGTTCAGACCCCCTTCTCCAACCAGGTATCCACCGGCTTTGCTTTCCGCAAGACACGGCTCGACAAGCATCGCCTCAACCGCACCATCCAGGGCACAGCTACTGTGGCTGTCGTCAACGCTTCTGTGGCCGTCGCCACGGATGCCATCAACACCGTTCGCCTGGCTGACCGGGTTCCTAGCACCCTGGTAAACGGCAAGCGCACCGGCCGTGTCCGCAGCGTCACCCAGACGTCCATCGGCACCATCGGCACCCTGGTGGGTGGCACCGGCTACACCAATGGAACCTACACCAACGTTCCCCTACGAAGGGTGTCTTCTAATGAAGGCTACCGTGGTGGCGCAGCTGCCAACATTACCGTGGCTGGCGGCATCGTGACCGTCTGCACCCTAGTATCCACTCGAACCGGTGAAGGCTACGCAGTGGGCGATACTCTGACCGCACAGGCCGGAACCATAGGTGCGGGTACAGGCTTTAGCGTCACGGTTGCTACCTTGACAGAGGGCTGAATCGTGGCACCACAAAAGCCCAAGGTTACATCCAGCTCCGATCGCTCCAAGCGGGCTGCTCGGTCCAAGGCGACCGTGTCAGGTTCCAAGCCATCCAACCGGGCCAACCGGGCGTCGGTGTCGACGGCCAAGGTAACCGGGAGTGGTAACTTCGAGCGGGCAGACCGCCAACGCACTAGCATGGCTCGTGTGACAACTGCAGGAGCGCGGTCTACCGCCCCCGGCACTGCCAATGCCACAGCCAACGCTCGTCCGGTTACTCGGACGGCAGCTAGCAACACTGCCTCTGCGCGTATGCGTGGGACGCTGCGCACGACTGCTGCTGGCAGAGCTGGGGCAGCCGTGGCCAGGGTGGCTGGAGCGGCCAAGAGCTTTGGCCCCGCAGCTGTTGCAGCGGAGACCCTCAAAGCTCGCCCCACGGCCGCGGGTACCCTCACGTCAGCCCTCAAGCGTGGCGACTACAAACCGCGCCAAGGACCCAGTGTCCCTTCGCGCCTGACGCAAGGAGGCATGGACAAGGGCTCCTTCAACAGCGCCTTCAAGGCTAGCCGTGCCGCCGGGAAGAAAACCTTCTCGTGGAAAGGCAAGAAGTACACGACCAAGAAAGCCGGCGAATAACGCATCGGATCCTCCGTTTTTCCAGCATCAGGGCCTTCGGGCCCTTTTTTTTACTCCTATGGCTCTATCTCCAGAACAGCTTCAGACGCGGCTACTCTCGGATTTTTCTTTCTTCTTACGGATCCTATGGAGACACCTGGGTCTACCGGAGCCCACCCGGGCACAGCTAGCAATGGCCCGGTATCTCCAGCATGGAGGACCAAGGATCCAGCTCCAGATGTTTCGAGGCTGCGGCAAGTCCTGGGTGACGGCCGCCTTCGTGATCTGGACCCTCTACTGCGACGTGAACAAGAAGGTCCTGGTCGTCTCCGCATCCAAGCAGCGGGCCGACGACTTCAGCCTATTCGTCCAACGCTGCATCGTAGACTTCCCATTC